AAATAAAAAAGAAATAGATTTATTAAAAATACAGATAGAAGAAATTAAAGTTAAAGCATCTAACCCATTAGCAAACTAATGAAATTAAGTGGACATTTTAGTTTAGCAGAACTAACTAAATCACAAACTGCTACAAGAAAAGGTATAGATAATAAACCTACTCTTGATCATATAGAAAATTTAACAGAACTATGTACGCAAGTACTAGAACCAACACGTAGAAACTTTGGTAAACCTATGGTAATATCTTCTGGCTATCGTTCAGAAGAATTATGTGAGGCTATTGGCTCGTCTAAAAACAGTCAACATGCTAAAGGTGAAGCGGCAGACTTTGAAATGTTTGGAGTCGACAATAAAGAATTAGCAAAGTACATTAAGAATAATCTAGTGTTTGATCAACTAATACTAGAATTTTATAATCCAGATGACCCTTCAAGTGGATGGGTGCATTGCTCATATAGTAAAGAAGAAAACAGAAAACAATCATTATTATATAACGGAAAGGATTATACAGAATGGCTTACTTAAATGCAAATATACCTGTAATAGAATGTTATGTTAGAGGTAACTACTTAAGAGATCAAAAAGATTCACATGATAAATACTTTGAATGCGTAGTATTTGGATTTACATCTTTACCTAAACAAACACCACTGTTTCATTTTATGATGACAGATGGTGGCATATGGTGGAGAGCACCTATATCAGCATTCTGTAAAAAACCTAATACAAAAGAATTACCTTTAGACGAGTTATGTTTATGGGATTCATTTAGTCACAATGTAAGTGTTACAACTTTCTATCAAATGGCAGGTTGTAAAATGAAATATATATCAAGACGTAAAGTAGATAGAGAAGGTATTTATTTATTTACAATTGATTGGTGTGCAGGAGACTATAACGAATTAAATTATGGTTATGCAGAGAAACCAGATCAACATAAGTGTGGTCATGTAATTGAACTAGATGATGGTAATTACGCAATACAACCCAACAATAGACTAAGGATCTTTGACCCATCAATGGCAGCAGATCCTTCAAAACCCCTTATAAATAGACTAGTAAATAGTAACATATGGTCTGTAGAAACTACATCTAAATGGATCACTGATGAACATGAAGAAGGTAGCTACGACTACAAATATACGGAGTTAAAAGATGACAGTAAACAAAGCAAATAATTATACTCAGCCTACTAAAAGAAAACAAATCTTTAATAGGATTAAAGCAGCCAATACCCATGGTACAGCCGCAGGTAAATGGTCAGCTAGAAAAGCACAAGCATTAGCTAAAGCTTATAAGAAAGCAGGTGGTGGGTACAAATCGTGATAAACTTTATTAAAAAAGTTTTGGGTATAAGTGATCTAGAATATAAAATTAGATTACTTGAAAGAAAAAATTATTGGAGAGAGAAATATAAACATGGCTAGAATTGTAGGTAAACAAAGAAAATTAGATTTTAATAAAAATAATAAATTAGATAAACAAGATTTTAAAATATTAGCAAAGATTAATAAAGGAAAGAAAAAAAATGGCGTTAGCAAAAAGTCAAAGATCGCTTAAAGCTTGGGGTAAACAAGATTGGAGAACAAAGTCTGGTAAACCATCAAGTAAAACAGGTGAAAGATACTTACCAAGTAAAGCTATAAAATCTTTATCATCTTCTGAGTATGCTGCTACAACTGCAGCTAAAAGAAAAGGTAAAGCAGCAGGTAAACAATTTGTTAAACAGCCTAAGAATATAGCAAGTAAGGTAAAAAAATATAGGAGTTATGCATAATGGCAGGAGCAGCTAAAACAAAAGCATGGACTAGAAAAGAAGGTAAAAATCCTAAAGGTGGATTAAATCAAAAAGGTCGTGATAGTTACAACAAAGAAACAGGTGGTAACTTACAAGCACCTAGTAAAGATAAAGATAATCCTAGACGTAAGTCCTTCTGTGCGAGGATGCGTGGGATGAAGAAGAAACTTACTTCAAAGAAAACTGCTAATGATCCACAAAGTAGAATTAATAAAGCTTTAAGAGCCTGGAATTGTTAGTATGGCTAAAGATCCTAAAATAGGTACAGGTAAAAAACCTAAAGGTTCTGGTCGAAGATTATACACAGATGAGAATCCTAAAGATACTGTATCTATAAAGTTTGCTACTGTTAAAGATGCAAAAGACACAGTAAAAAAAGTTAAAAATGTTAATAAACCTTTTGCTAGAAAAATACAGATACTAACTGTTGCAGAACAAAGAGCTAAAGTTATGAATAAAGACAGTGTAGTTAAAATATTTAAAGCAGCAAAGAATGATTTAAGGAGGGCATAATGAGAGATACTAAACTTATTAATGCTTATGTAGTTAAACAAAATAAAGATAAAAAACAAAGAGAACTATTTATAAATTTAAAAAAAGAAGTAGAAACAGGTGCTAATGGTACTCAAAACTACATGATAAAAAAAGGTATAAATAAAAATACAATAGCTAAGAAATAAAAAAGGGGAAGCGTTAACTTCCCCCAGCAGGCAACATCAAGGGCTCCTTTTAGGGAGCCTTTTTTTTGGTGTTAAATTTTTTGTATCATCTGTTTAATATCATCTTCTAGTTTTTTACCAGCAGAGTTTGCATGATTAATAATTGCTGCACATAGATTAGCTTGATACTTATATTCTTTTAAAGCTTCTCTTATTTTACCCACTGGCTTTCCTCCATAGTCAATTACAATAGCATTATCTTTATTTAATCCAATCTTTAATTCAAACAATAGACCTGTATGTTTACTTACATTATTTTTTTGCATTAGCATCCTCCATTGGCTTCTTAACAAAGTCTGCACCAATCTTAGGATCTAGTTGATTTAATCTTGATAACATATTCATAAGGTTTGCTACTTCTCCATATGGTCTAGTCATAAGATATTTTATTAAGTCTTGTAGTTGCATAGAATCTATTAGATAAGTTCTAGACCCTAAACTATTCTCTCCTTTCTCTTTAGTCATTGTGTTCTCCAAATTGTTTATGTATTGTTTTTATATTTTCTTCAGCAGTAGATATAATATTTATTAACTTATCTAACTCTTCTGTAAATTGTGGGTGCTCACCAATTGCAACTGGGTTATCTAAATACACAGATGCTTTAGCTTTAGCATCAGATATCTCTGCTGTATACTTATCGTGCAATGCATCTAAAAATGCCTCTCTCATTCCTGCCCCCTAAATTGATAATACTTATCTTCAATAAGATCAGCATCATCTAAGTAAGGATTAAATTTAGCCTGTACAGATTCTTTTGCATCTCTTATAGTTTGATTAAGAGTTCTACCTTGTTTTAAACAACCTGCTACAAAGTCTTCTACTTCTATTATTGCTTGCTTAACTTGACCCATCTTTGACCTCCTTTACTAGTCTATTTAAATACCATTGTGCTTTTTCTAAATCTTCCAATGGCTCTCCTTTCCATTTATATCTTGATACATACTTCAAGACATTACCTTTTAAGTATCCATGATACTCATCACTCTCCATACAATCACGAATAACATCTATAGTTTCTTTCTTACCATGTTTGTAATGTGCAGGTGAATTTACATTATCAAACTGCACTTCATTCTCATATGATATATCATTACTATGATCTATCTTTTTAAGATAGACACGTTTATCTTTTACCATACTTTCTCCTTACTGTATTATACTCAATCATCTCAAGATCATACTCTCCTTTATCTACATTACGTTTAACTACAAGTCCACTCCACCACATTTGCTGTGTGTTCTTAGCATAGTTTTCCTTATGATGCAAGTAACATCCTGCAGATAATCCCATAAGTTTTCTACCAGATGGTAAAGCACACATAGCATAATCAAATGTATGTATATGACCTACAGTAGAAGATACTTTATTTTTTATTAATAAAGAACGAGCAACATTGTCACCGCTAACAGGCTTACCCATGACACCAGTAGGATAATTGTGGCAGTAGTACACACCATCAACCACCACAGGTTTTTGGTACTCATGAACCTCCCAACCAAAGCTTTCAAATTTAAAGTCGTTTGTGCTAATTGTACCTTCAAGTTCTGGTATGTCATCTATTGTTCTATCTATCCTATCTTCGTGATTACCAAGTAACATGATTTTTCTTGGTCGTCTTCCATTAAGACCTTTGTTAAATTTAGTCAATGCATCATGAACATGATCTATATCTTTCTTATATCTTCTACCTTCAAATGATTTTTTACCTTTATCATAACTAGATAGTGAATCCATACTTGCAAAGTCACCCATGCATACTATGGTATTTGGTTTCA